GAGCCGCTGCCGATGACGCGGGTATCGAGAATATGCCCGATGCCAACCAGGGCGAAGATGAGCACCTTTTTGAAAATGCCCTTGAATCCGACTTCGCTGGACAGCTTCTTATCCACCACGGCGCACATGATACCGGTGATGTAGTCGATGACTACGAAAGCCAGAAGTGCGTAAAGCAAGCCGTCACATCCTCCCAAGAACCATCCCAGCCAGCCGCCGATTCCGGCGAACACCACCTGAATGGTCGTCCAGAATTCTTTCATGTTGTTTGTCCTCCTTTGAAATTTGAAAATGAGTATGAAAAAAGGCACTCCGCAGAGCGCCTTGATTCCGAAAAACATTCTTTATGTTACTGTGGTCAGCGACACCGTGTGCCACGAAGACCATGTGCCGCCATAGTTTCCCCGAATATACATCCTTGAGCCGTTATAGACGGTGTACCGCTGCTGAATAAAGTAGCTTTCCGGCAGAAAGACCTCCAGCATACCGATTGTGGTGGTCGGAAAGTGCTTTTCCGTGGAAGCGGAACACGCAAAATAGTAGCCGGGAGTCTTCACATTGTTGAGGTCGGTGGTCGAGCCGTCCACTCTGCCCATTTTGCCGTGGACATTGACGCCGTTCATGTGGATGCTGCCGTCCACATCCAGCGTGGCTTGCGGGTTCGGCGTGTTGATGCCGACTTTCTTTTTACGAAGCGCAATGAGCGGAGTCCCTTGCGGTACAGTAAAATACAGATCCAGACTGCTCAAAGAATAGAGCTTGTCTTGGATCTGTAGATGAAAGTCGTAGGAACTGTTGGCATCCAGATTGCACAGTTCCAAATTGGAGTAGCTGAAAGAGGTTCCGCTTTTTGTCGTGCCGGAATAGATGCTGGTGTAGCTGCCGTAGCTGCTCTCACTGGTTTTCTTGTGCCGATACCGCACATAAACCACGCTGTTTTTCTGCGTCCCGTCTACGGTCACAGCGGAAATAGAACCGCTGAATCTGAGCTGCATTTCCGCTTCAATGTCGTTGGTTCGTCGGAGCGTCACCGAGGACACCTTCGGCTTTGCGTATGGGATGACCGTAATAGTTTGGGAAACGCTGGCGGTATAACCGCGGGAGTCCGTGACCGTGAGCGTGACCGTTACGCTGCCGGACTTGGCGATCTTTCCAACAGATAAGGCAGAGCCGGTAGTGTTAGAGGATGACAGCCCGTTGCAGGAAGCTGTGTAGTTGGAAATACTGGCACCGTTTTTTGCAGTTGCCGTTCCGGGCGTGACCTTGAGGGTCGAGTAGTTCTGAACGAATAGCTGGTCGTTGCCTGTGAGGTTTTTCGTGGTCGTGTAGCTGTCGGCATAAGTGAATCCGCTTATGGTTGGAGCAGAATTGGTTGCCGTGGTCAGTACAGTGGCGGTCTTGCTTGAGGTGCTGCCGATCTGCGTAGACCCGCTGTAAGACGAAACCGCAAAAGTGCCGGTGAACGACTTGATGGATGCCATTGCATTCAGCAGTGTCGTCCTCTGCGCCGATGTCAGCGTAACCGTGCGGTTCGCCGTGCCCTTCGACCAGGAAAGCCCGGAAATAGTCAGGATGCTCGTGCTGCCGTTTTTAAGCACCAGCGTATTGGTGTAGGAGGCTTCGTACACGGTCACATTGATGGTAATGGAAACCGTGGCATTGTCCGCCGTCACCGTGTTGACACTATTCACCACAGCACCGCCCAGCGTCTTGACTGTGGAACTGCCGGAAGTGCCGTAGACATGGTTGTACTGCCGCCTTGCTCTGACCCTCACCGTGTAGCTTGTATTCGGTGAGAGCGAGGTGATCGTCACACTGGCACTGGTGGATGCCGTCGTTGAGAACTGCGTCCAGCTCGAACCGCCGTTTGTGCTGTACTGCCAGACGTCCGCAGTGGCAGAGGATGTAGCGGAGATTTTGAACCCGTTTGCCGTGACATTCGATGTACTGAATGTAACTGTGGGAGCAGAGCGGTCAATGGTAGTCAGCGTCATGCTGCCGCCGTATTCCTGTGAACCGTAGATATAAACACGGGTCAAGAACCCGACCGCAATCGTTTTGCTGCCGTTGCTGTTGTGAGCTACAGTAATCGTGCCACTGACAGAACCTTTCTTTGCCGGGAAAACACGGTCATCCCAATAGGTACGTTCCTTTGAGTAGACGGTCGTACCATTGATCGTTACAGTGGTCGTGTCAATGGTGTAGTAAGTGGATGCGCCACCGGTAGAGGTCAGCGTCCAGGAAAGTGTCGAGCTGTTACCGACCACATTCACGCTTTCTGAAATGTCCAGTTGAAGATAGCGCCCATCGTATGCCGCGCTTTTCCAAGTTGCCATAGTTTTCCCTCCTTAATCCAGAATGACGATGTTCAGCCCTTCGGACGCCGTCGGCATCGGGACAAACTTCGTTTTACCCACGGTCAGTTCGCCGTCCACCGTGGTTTTCTTGGTTTGCGTTTCGTCCTTGTTCAGGGTAAAGATCACCTCATCGTTGTAGTAACCGGCGAACTCCGTGTTCGTGATGACCGTCCGCTGGGACGATGCGCTGTTGGATACCTCGATGCCCCGCTTGTCGATCTTGACCTCCTGGGTGTAGATCTCGTTGGGTGCGGGTGTCCACTTTCGGGGTATCGCCCCTTCGGAGATCATGATGTCCGCGAGGTAGATGGACGCATCCCGACAGTAGCAGTAAATACGCAACGTGGGGTCAGTCACATCCGTGAGCGTTACGGAGTAATCCGTCCAGTCAAATGCCGTGGACTTATTGAACAGGTACTTGGTTTTGTTTCCGTTGTAGGTCACATAGAAATACCCGGACATGGTCGAGGTTTTCTTTGCCCGGACCGAGATCGTATAAGTGCCGGGGACTACCCCTCGGATGTACTGCGACAACGAGGAGTATGCGCCCAGCACAAAGCAGGAGTCGGAAATGGTGTTGTTCTGGGTATCGGTGGAGGTATCTGTTTTTACCGTACCGGAGTAGCTCCAATCATCCGTGATGCCGTTCAGCCCGGAAGAGTTCTGCACATAGTTGATGCCGCCGATGTACTGCTCCTGCATGGTGACGGACAGCCCGTCCACCGTGTGTTCCAGTTCCGAAACCCTGCTCTCGGAATTCAGTATCCGTTCCTCCAGGACACCCTGGTCATTGGACACTGTTTCCACCGTTTCGGTAAGGGTCGCCACATAGCTGTTCAGCCCGTCGATGGTCTGCTGAAACTGTGCGTCCTTCTCGGTCAGAATGGAAATGGTGGTGCGGATCGTTTCAATGTCGTTCTGCACCACCCATTCGTTTCCGTCCCATATCTTCGTCTCCGGCGGGGTCACGGAAGTATCCACCCAGAGCTGCCCCTCATAGGGGTTCTCCGGCGGCGTGTCCGAGGTGACCACATCGCAGAGACTGATAATCGTGAACTGTGCTGATGCGATCATCTCACCACCTCCTCAAAGCGCCACAACGACCATAAAGGTTGCCTTGGTATCCACATCGGTGCTGGACACCGACAGGGTCTTGCCGGTCTTGCTGCCGTTGGTACCCCAAGAGGTATCGACAACACCGTCTTTGTTGTACTTCGTCCAGGTGTAACTGCCGTTTCCGGCTGCGTCGACCTCGGAGCCCGCCTGGTAGCAGACGGCGGTCAGCACGGTCGTACCCTGGCCGTTCTTGAACACATCGCCGCCCGTGGAGGTGACGATGATCTGCAACGGGTCGGAGTTGTCGATGAAGGTCGCCACATCGAAAAACTTCGTGTTATAAGAAGCCGATGCGGAATCCGTGTCCTGGGCACAGCACTTGAACACAGCGTAGCTGTCCACCGCTGCGGCGTAGACCGTGAGTGTATTGGTGGCCGTGCCGGTGTATTTGTCGGCGGTATCCGAGAGCTTGCGCCAGCCGATGCCGAAGTCTGCATCATAGCCGGTGGAAGAAGTAGCGGTGACGGAAGCGTCCATGACCGCCCACTTGTAGCTGACCTTGGTGATGTCTACCGTAGAGCCGCGCCACAGCTCGGCCTTGGCGGTCAGACTGGCGACCTCCTCATTCTTGAACACATTTCCGTTGGGCGTGGTGACCAGCAAGTCGACGATGCCGGAACCGTTGACCACACGGGAGAAGGAAATAGTCAGCGGATGGGTCAGCGACAGACCGGTGCTTTCGTCCTTGTAAGTGATGACACAGCGATAGTCGATGCCGGGCAGCTCCGCCATGACATTGGCCTTGACCGTGAGGATGTGGCTCTTGGCACCACTGAGGGCGTAGTTCGTGCCTGCGGTGATGGCGGTGTTGCTGTCACCCACATACCACTTGACCGAGGTGACATTGGCGGTGGTGATCTGGTCGGCAGTGGTGCCGATGACATACAGACTGGGCGTCAGAACGAGGTTCTTCGTTTTCCAGTCCGGGGTATAACTGCCATTGTCGGGGTTATACATCTGAGTCTTGGCGAGGTTCGAGCCGATGTACCCCGTCAGTGTCAGTGCGTCATTGTAGTCGATGATGGTAAACTGGCCTTGTGCTTTGCTCATGTGAGAAGCCTCCTTTGAAGTTGTTGTATCTGAACCGGACACTGTGCCGCTTTCTGTTGTGGGTTCTGCGGTTGCCATAGTGAATTCCTCCGTTATAACAGGCTCTGCCTGGTCGTGGTGTCGATGAGGTCACAATAAAAAGTGGCGCGGACTTTGACATCCGCACCGGTGATGACCACGGACTTTGCGCCGCCGAAATGCTGTTCATTCCAGACCTTGTCCGCTTCTGTGTCCTCCGACACCCTCGTCCAGATAAACTGGTTGGCATCCAGCGTGTCGGTGATGTCCTCGTCCCAGGAGTACACCTTGGCGGAAAGCAGCGTTTTCACATTGCCGTTTTTGAAGATGTTCCCGTTGGACGAGATAATGACCAGCCGGAGCATTTTCTGCTCCTCAATGGTGGTGATGCGGTCGCTGACCTCGGTGATCTCCTTGCTGGTGGCGTAGGCTCGAAGCACGACTTCGCCGCTCTCCAAGTCCCACCAGGACGAGCCGTCCTGCGACTGGATGACACCTGCCTTGATGATGTTTGCTACCAGAGAGCCGGAAGTGATGAAGTCTGCAACGATCTGCCCGTCCGCCGTGATGGCAGTTTCGTAGGGGCCGTTGTAGCCGTTACGAGAAAAGCCCAGACCGCCCACATTCCACCTACAGACGTTCACGGCTTCGTCAATGGAGGGAGCGTCCAAAATGAGCAGCTCATAGGGCTGTCCGTTTTCCTCGGTGGTATGAATGACCACATAACCGCCGCTCTGACCGGTGATAAGCCCGGTGGCCTTGCCGATGGCGGTTTGGAGCAGCTTCGGAAAGCGTCCCACCGTGGATTCCACCTTATTAACCGTTGATTGCACCTCGGAAATGGTGGTGATCATACTGGACTTGCTCTGACCGAGGGAAATGCTCACATACCGTTCGGCAAGAGTGTCGTACACGGTTTCAATGACCATAGCCGACACGCTCACACCAAGCAGTGAATGCCGAATGGTGACGGTATCGCAGAGGTTGACCCGCTCCAGCAGTGCCGAATACTCCGGCTGTTTCCAGAGCGGCTCAAAGGACACCTTCACCGTGGGGATAGTCGCTCCCAGCGGATTTGCCTTGATGTAACTGTTTGCTTTTGCTCTGAGGGCTTCCTCGGTCACAACTCCGTCAAATTGGTCGGAGAAATCCATGATGAGCGTTTTTGCCCGGACGATCTCCGAGGTCACAATGGGGAGCGTGACCTCCGGCAGTGTGACTACCGTTTCGGTGTCCGTGCCTTCCGGTGTGTATACGGCATACGGGAGCAGTGCGGTATACACGCCGCTGTTGTCCTCGTCCTGCTCCAGGGCTGTGAGGTTCTTTCCGTACTCAATGACCACTCCGGTCTTCTGCCCACGGTGCGAATGGAACTTTACCGTGAAGTTGTCCCATTCAAACTCGCCGTGCCATTTGGAGAGCATGGAGCCTTCCGTACCGCCGAGGCAGGCGCGGACGCTTTTCGGCTGCGTGACGGAAAATGCCTTTGTGTCCGAATAATCCGTCCAGCCCGTGAAGCGCGTATCTCCGGCAAGGAGCTGCGAGAGAATGAGTTGCGGAGAGCGGCTCTCGGTCGAAAACGGCAGCACCGGCACATTGGCGAGGTCATAGGAGATGTGCTGACCGTAGATGGTGACGATGCCGTTTAAGGGCTTTGTAATGCGGTAAATACGGAATGCCTGGTCGGCGGCGGTGTCATTGGGTTTTGCCTTGATGATGCACTCCTTGGTGATAAGCCCGTAGTGCTGACCGCTGACAGGGTAGTTGAGTAAGCACTCGAACCCACCGTTTCGCTCCTCGGTGACTTCGCAGGAAATGGTGTCCGTCAGTACGCCAAGACCGAATGAGCTGAAATCGGTGGTATTTGCGGCGTAAAGTACAGGGATCACAGACAGCACCACCTTGGAATGACCTCAATCCTCGTTACATCGCCGGTACAGTTAATGGAGCAAATACCCGACTTGAGGACTGGGAATTCCGCTCCTTTGACTGTTTCGTTTTTGAGGGCAGTGCCTTTGAAGCAGTTCATCAGCTCACTGTCAATCTCGATGTACTCATCCAGATTGGAAATCATCATGCCACGGCCTTGGGGCTGTATCATTATTACCACCGTCCCGTTGCCATAGAGCTTGATATACGGTCGGCTCTCAAAGGCAGTCGGATTGGTAATCGTCAATTCGGAGGCGTCAGCCGACACCGTTTCCTGTCCTGCAAAACTGTATTTGTAGGGCTTGCAGTTGAAGGTCACGGTGAAACTTCCGACCTTGTTCAGCTGCTCCTCAATGTCCAGATTGCCGGAGATGACTCCGTAGCGGAAATACTCCGCATCGTAGGAGTCGGTGATCTCATGGTATCTGTCCGGCTCGGAATACAGCCAGCCCTTGATGTCCCGCAGGACGGCGGCAAGGGCGGCTGCGTTCTTCCGTGCGAGGAACACGGTATAGGTGACCTTGATGTTGGCAAAGCGGCGGTTCGGATTGATGATGTCACCGCTCCTGCCGGGAATGGAAATGAACTCCGCATCGTATTCCGGTGCGGAGAACACGTCCTTCTTCTCGATATGCAGACCGAACTCAGCGGAACTGCGGCCGTTGTAGGTAAAATAGCTCATGCGAATACCACTCCTTTCCGCTGGGCGAACTGATTCGCCGTTTCCATGACTTCGGAGGTGAGCTGACGGATATCCTCACTGCTGTAATTGTTGAAGTTCGTAATGTTCAGGGCAATGGTGAAAGCGGACGCCGCCTTTCCGACCACGCCGTCCACGGCAGAGCGGATCGAGCCGTTCACGTCAAAGTCGGTGGGCAGAGCCGTCTGCATATCGTGGGCAAGGTCGCCCATGACGCCGTTGATGTCCTCTGCCACTCCTTCTGCGGCTTTGACCGCTTCACCGCCGTTGTCGTCAATGGAGCCTGCAAGACCCTTGACCAGCATTTCACCCACCCATGCCATCTCCTTCGAGGGCGAATGGATACCGAAGAAATCGCAGATGCCGTCCCAGATGGAGGAGATCCACCCGGATACCTTGTCCCACAGCCACGAGGCAAGCTGGGTAATACCGTTCCACAGTCCCTTGACGATGTTGCCGCCGATCTCCACGATCTTATACATCAGAGAGCCGAAGGCTTTCACGATACCCGCAATGATCTGCGGCACGGCCTTGACGATCTCCACGATGATGGTGGGCAGGTTTTCAATCAGGGCAACGAACAACTGAACGCCTGCCATGATGATTTTGTCGATATTCCCGACCAGTGCATTGACGATGCCGGAGATAATTTGCGGGATTGCCTGCACGATGGTGGTGATGATCTGCGGCAGGGCTTGAATGAGGGAAATCAGCAGGTCGATGCCCGCTTGAATAATGAGCGGTATCGCATTCAGCACAGCATTGATAATGCCGTCAATGATTTTCGGGATAGCTTCCACGATTGCCGTGATGATCTCCGGCAATGCAGTCACCAGCGAGGTCAGAAGTTGAATGCCTGTTTCGATGATCTGCGGAATCGAATCCAGTAAGAAGGTAATGATGCCGTTGATGATCTCCGGCAGAGCGGCGATCAACACGGGTATTGCGTCCAGAAGCCCTTGCGCCAATCCCGTGATAAGCTGTAAGGCTGCGTCAAGGAGCATCGGCAGGCTGTCCACCAGTCCTTGTACGATGGTGACGATAGCCTGCACCGCTGCCGGGATGAGCGTGGGCAGTGCATCCGCAATGCCGGTCACAAGTGTAGACACCAGCTGAATCGCTGCCTCAATGAGCAGGGGCAGATTCTCAATCAGCGTGTTCACGATGGTCATAAGTGCGGACACCGCCGCCGGGATAAGCTGCGGAAGCAGGGATAGCAGCGTTTCCAGCACCTGCGAGAACAGTTCGGCGACCGCTTCCAGCAGTGTGGGCAGCAGTTCACCCACAGCCGTCAGCAGAGCGTCCAGTGCCGTGGGCAGAGCCGCCACGATGTTCTCAATAACCGGGGTGATGTTCGCCACCACGGTCTTGAAAGCATCCACCATGTTGTTGCACAGCAGCTCCATGTCAGCGTCCGCATCACCAAAGCCTACAATAAGGTTCGACACGGCGGATTTCAGCGCATTGACAGAGCCGGATATGGTGGCTTCCGCTTCCTTGGCGGTTGTGCCCGCAATGTCCATACTCTCCTGCATGACATGGATGGCTTCCACCACATCTGCGTAGGAGGAGATGTCGTACTTGACGCCGGATATCTTCTCCGCATCGGCAAGCAGCCGTTCCATTTCCTGCTTTGTACCGCCGTAGCCCAGCTTGAGGTTGTCGAGCATCGTGTAGTTCTGCTTGGCAAAGCCCTGGTAGGCATTCTGAATGGAGGACATATCCGTACCCATCTTATTGGCGTTGTCGGACATATCCGTAATTGCCATATCCGCATACTTTGCGGCTTTCTCGGTATCGCCGCCGAGGGACTGGATGAGGCTTGCGGAAAAGCCCGTTACCGTCTCCATGTACTCGTTGGCGGAAAGTCCTGCCGTTTTGTATGCGTTGGCGGCATACCGCTGGATCTCCTGCGAGGAGTCCTTGAACAAGGTGTCAACACCGCCGACCAGCTGCTCATAGTCAGCATAGGCGGCGATGACCTCTTTGCCGAGTTTCACGGCGGCAGCACCTGCGGCGACGGCCACAGCACCGAGTGCCACACCTACGGTTTTGAGAACCTTGCCGAAGCCTTCAAACTTGCTGCCGGATTCCTCCGCAGCCTTGCCGCCCTCCTTGATAGCTTTCTCGTTTTCATCCAGCTCCCGGTTCATATCGTTGAGGGCGGCCTCGGCATTGTTGAGTTGGATCTGCCAGTTCTGGGTGCGGCGGTCGTTCTCTCCGAAAGAGGTGGCGGCATTCTGCAGAGCCTTGCGAAGGGTGTCGA